TGCCTTTTCTGCTGCAGTCGAGGCTTCCGGTTTTTTCGGACAGACACAGGGGAAGGCGATTCCGATGGATCATCAGCGCAAGCGGAACCACAGGAACAGAAGGAATGGAAATCGCTCACAGAGATCATAAATGATGTGTGGGTCCCATTTGGGGTGAAATACCACATCCCCATGGAACTGTTCTACAGACTGAACCCCAACAAGATGATGCGCTATCAGCCATACATGAACGAATGGATGAAGCAAAACAAGCACGAAGAGAGCGAAGTTGGATGGGTAAACGGTTTGTATGTCTCTAAGGCCGTTGCAGCAGTCGTGTCCAAAGGTGCGAAGTACCCTGAGGAGGCCATAGACTTCTTCGGTGTGGGCAATGAGAGTGGCTCGGAAACGGAAGAGACTCCGAAGATAAGCGATGCAGACATCTTTGCTGGGTTCGCCATTCAATTCAACAAGGCGAACGAAGGCAGGTTCAAGAAGCCCATCATAGATGCCGACATTGTGAGCGTTGACGGACAGGAAGTCGCAAAGTCCGCAGAAGATACATCTGAATGAGCGCCGTGAGCGCCGAATATCCCAGCGTTGACTGGTTTACATATTCAGCCAAAGGTGGTGGTGCTACATGGCTACGATTGATAATCTTGACATTCAGATAAAGGCGCAGACCAGTAAAGCGAATGCGGAACTGGATAGGCTGATCCGGAAACTCGGTGCTGTCAGAACATCGTTGTACGGTGTGTCTCATGGATATAATGCAACGGCACGATCTGTCGCTAGGTTCTCCAGAAGCATCAGTGGCATGGGGACTGCTACAATCAGAACCAACGCCAATATCAAGAGTACACGCACATCGCTAAATGGCTTTAGCGGTTCTCTCAAGACTGCATATTCTGCGACCACGAAACTGGCGTCTGCTTTTGGAAAACTCGTTGCTGCGCAGGTCCCTGGACTCGGTATGCTGACAAGGGGGACAAGAGGCGTAAATAGGCTCGGCCTTAGTTTTGGCAATCTTCTCCGTACCATCATCCCGTTCTATGGCATTAGGGGAGTATTCAACTGGATTAAAGACTCGGTCGGCTACGCATCTGACTTGACTGAAATCCAGAACGTTGTCGATGTGACCTTCGGCAACATGAAGAAGAGGATAGAGGACTTCGCTGCAACATCCATCGATAGTTACGGCATGGGTCCCTTGACTGCCAAGCAGATTGCATCACGCTTCCAGGCAATGGGCGTAGCAATGGGCATCACAAATGCGCAGGCAACGCAGGCTGGTAAAGCACTTGGTGGCATGGGCATTCAGATGTCCGAGGCCTATCAGAAGGGTGCTACCTCTGTTGCGGACATGTCTGTGCAGATGACCAAGTTGACTGCTGACTTGGCATCCTTCTATGACCGTGATTACGATACGGTCGCAAAGAAGATGGAGTCCATATGGACCGGCCAGACCAGGCCATTAAGAGAATTTGGTATCGATTTGACACAGGCCACGATCTCTGAATGGGCTGCAACACAGGGCCTGGAAGCCAACATGAAGACGATGACGCAGGCGCAGAAGACACTGTTGCGTTATCAGTACGTTCTAGCTCATACAACTGCTGCACAGGGTGACTTCGCAAGGACCGCAAACACTTGGGCCAACCAAGTGAGAATGCTGAAGGAAAACCTGCGGATGCTTGGCTCTACACTTGGTGGAGTCGTAATCAATGCGTTTAAGCCTCTGCTGACATGGCTGAATGCCTTTGTCGGTCGTGTGGTTTCTGTCGTTACTACTATTGCCAATGCGCTTGGAAAGATCTTCGGATGGACTATTCAGGGTACTTCTTCCGTTGGTGGTGGCGATGACCTTGACCTTGAAGGAACAGGCGATGCCTTCGATGATGTTGCTGGTGGTGCTGACGATGCCGCCGGTTCTATCGGTAAGGCCAACAAGGCTGCGAAGGAATTCAAGGCAACTGTTCTTGGTTTTGATGAACTTAATAAACTGAACGACAACACGGATCCTGATACCGGCACGGGTGGTAGTGGCGGTTCTGGTGGTGGTGGAGGTGGTGGCACTTCCGGCGCCGGTGCTGTAGGTGCTGGAGACTTTGCCATCGTTAAGACCGAGAGCCTGCTCGAACAGTACAAAAGTGATATCAACAATCTTTATCAGCTCGGAGAATACATCGGCAATGTTCTGACTAAAGCACTTGGGGATATAAAGTGGGATAAGGTATACAGCAAGGCTAAAAACTTCGGCACTGGCCTCGCACTCTTCCTGAATGGACTTATCTCGCCGGAACTGTTTGGGATGGTAGGAACATCCATCGCAAACTCCATGAACACGGTCCTACATGGACTGAATAGTTTTGCCTCTCATTTCGATTGGGGAGACTTTGGAACATCGCTTGGAACTGGCGTCAGAAAATTCTTCGAGAATTATGACTGGAAGTTGAGCGCAGACACTTTCGTTACATTCAGTAATGGCATCTTCCTGTCACTCAACAATGCCCTGGATGAGATCCCGTTCAAGACCATCGGCATCAACTTGAAACTGAAGATGATCAGGAAACTGAATGGTTTCGACTGGGATCTTGCCTTCACAGTATTCAATAAATTCGGCAAAGACTTAGCCGTCTTCCTTGAGAATCTGATTGATCCGGTTCTCTTTGAAAAACTTGGTAAGACAATCGCCAGGACGGTTGGCGCAGGCATTGTCAGCGCAAAGGCATTTGCTGAGGAACTTATAGACAGTAAACTCGGTGAGTCTATCGGAGCATCGATTAATGGCTTCTTCCTTAACTTCGAATGGGATGACCTTTCTGCTGCTATTAATGCTTGGGCGCAGTTAATCCTTGGCGAAATGAAGGATGCTATCGACAAAGTCGAGTGGCGTGAGATTGGTGAGAAGATAGGGCGCTTCCTGCGCTCCATCAATTGGAAATATGCTTTCCGTGGCGTTGCAGGTGTAATTGGGTCCGCAATCAATGCCGTCATCGAATTGGCGAAAGGCATTATAGATCCGTCTGGACTTGGCAATACCTTGACGGAGGCTCTTGATGACATCAAGCAGGCCGCAGAAGACTTCAAGGAAGCCGTAGACTGGGATGGCCTTGCATCCTCTGTCGGCAAACTTGTTGACGCTTTGGCTCCTGCAGGCAAAGGGTTTGCGAAGGGCTTTGTAGAAGCATTCCAGAGCATTGGTGCTATTGGTGCATCCACATTGAATGCAATCAAAGAAGTGTTCAATGCTATAGCAGAATTCCTTAACACTCTGCCGGATGGTGTGCTTGAGAAACTCGGTGAGGTCCTTGGACAGGCTACTGCGATGTTTATCGCAATCAAGGGCGCAAAGGCAGCGCTTGGTCTATTATCAGGCATCGGCTCCGGCATCGGCTCCTTCTTCAGCCTTGGTACTAAAACAACTGGTGGTGGCATTCCGACCGGCAACAGGACTTCTGGTGGTGGTGCTGGTGGTGGCATAATTGGTATGGGCGCATCTGTTTTGTTCTCGGATGCGTTGAACACTATAACACAGGGAATACTGACCGGAGACTGGAGGAGCGATTCTCAGAAGGCATTTGATGACCAAATCTCAAAGGCAGAAGAGACAAAGAGTAAGAGCAATGGAAGTTCGAAGCCAACAAAGGAAGAACTGGCTGCATACAAGGATGCGCTCATTGCAAGTTCAGAGGCTACCGTTGAGGCTAGACGCAGAGCGGAAGGGCTTGACGGTACTTTAGTTGGTTTCTCCGGTGACTTGAATGGCATTATTCTTCCGTCTGTGAAAGACACGAATAGCCAAGTTAAGAAATCTGGAGATAGGTTCTCTACTAGCGAGAGTACTGGGAGAAACTATGTCAATGTACTTGGGCAACTTAAAACGACCAGTGAGGCTGCGCAAGGTGCATTTGGCCTTCTTAACACGGCGGCTGGAAATACATCCACGGGAATGTCCAATGTTAGCACCAGTACGGACACTGCTTCCGGCAAATTCAAAAATGTATTGCAGGGTGCGATTTCCGGCTTAATCGGTAAATTTACCGATGCAGACGAAGAAGTCGGAGCATTTGATAAAGGCCTCGGTGATATGTCTGGCGGTTTCCTTGCCAAGACGCTGAAGATGGCCATCATGAATGTGGCTATCAAGTCTCTTGGAACAGATGCCGACAAGGCTGGCAAGCAGGTCGGAAAACTTCCTAATAAGTTTGATGACATGTCGAAGAGTATTAAGGGCAAGAGCGCCGATGTTAAGGCATCCGCTAAGGAAGTCGGTGAAGGCGCAGGCGATGGTACTATCGAAGGTATCGAATCCAAGGAGTCTGAACTTGTATCCACCGTAACCAGGGTCACTGGTGGCATCGGTGGTACTGCAAGGAAAGTCCTTCAGGAACAGTCACCTTCTAAGGTCATGGACCTTATCGGTGTGAACGCTATCCTCGGCTTGATAAATGGTATCAAATCCAAATTCAAGGATCTTGAGACTGCAGCCAAAGACATGTGCAACAAGTACAAGGAGGCAGTCGAAGGATATTCCGAGAAGTTTGAGGCTGTTGGTAAGAGCATCATGAACAGTATCAAGACTGGAATGAAGGATGCCAACATGAGCGGCACTGGTGCTTCCAAGAAGATTGTGGATGGCCTTGGACTTTCCGCACTGAACGCAAGCATGGAAACAGCAGGTAAAGGAGCCATCAATGCCTTTATCGTTGGTATGAAGCAGGTACACATTCCACAGTTGAATGTGACCTTTAACCCAACAGTTAAGAAGACTGGCAATAATGTGACGGTCGGTGCTTCTCCAAGGATTGCTCTTGCGTACGCCAATGGTGGTTTCCCAGATGTTGGTGAGATGTTCCTGGCACGAGAGAATGGACCTGAGATGATTGGTCGTATCGGTGGCAGAAGCGCAGTTGCCAATAACCAGCAGATTACCGAAGGTATCAAGCAGGCAGTCATTGACGGCATGATGCAGGTATCCATGATGAGTGGAGGCTCTGGAGCATCCACAGACAATGCACCGTATGTCATCAATGCTACGCTGTACACGCAGGACAACGAAGTGCTGGCAAGGTCGGTCGAAAGAGGAAATCTCAAACGTGCTGACCGGAATGTCAACAGATACTAACATGGTTCCAAATAGGGCGGGGATGCACATGATGCACGATCCCGCCTTATTTTGTTTTTGATAGAGGCAGGTGAGACTTATGAGCGCAGGCCATAATGGGATGCTGAAGGCAGGCAAAACCAAAGACAACATGACGGCCATTCGCACTCCTACTGAAATGACATGGGGCTTTCAAAGAGTGTCTGCTCCTGATGCTGGCCGTACTGAGAATGCGGTCATGCATGTAAACCAGGTCGCAACTAAGATTAAACTCAACCTGTCGTGGACAGGACTTTCTCCTTCTGAAGCGCATGCGATTGCCACAGCATTTAAGCCGGAGTACATCTGGATTGAATATTGGGACATCCTGGAGGACGATCTTGTGAAAAAGAAGTTCTACACCGGCGATTGGAGCGCACCGTTCAAGGTATGGACCGTCAAGGACAAGCGTTTTGCATCTCTCTCGTTCAATGTTATCGAAGTGTAAGGTGGTGAGTACATGGTAAATGTATCGCAGGCATTTAAAGATGAACTTGCCAACGACAACAGAAGGTATTACCGCTATGTCACCATCACCTTGTCCGATAATACTGTACTGGAGATAACGAACGAGCATATCTGGCAAGGCGGTTGGAAATACGAAGAGTCTACTTCCGGTTCCGGCGTATTTGAGGTCGGTGCATTTATTATAGGTAAATTTACGCTCGTCCTTAACAACATCTACGGAGACTATGATGACTACGACTTTGCCGGTGCTACGCTTGTTGCTTCTATAGGCCTGGAACTGCCTGACGAGACCATAGAGACGATACGGAAGGGGACATATACAGTTTCAGAGGTTACTGGTCAGAACAGCTCCTTGGTCACGATAGAGGCCTTAGATTGGGGAACGAAATTCAATAAGGAGTACAAAAACAGTACTCTTACTTATCCTGCCACGCTTTGGCAGATAGTGAACGATGCCTGCTCCGAATGCGGTGTGGCTCTTGGAATGGAAGCCTTCCGTCACAGCGACTATGTGATCCAGACAAAGCCGACAGATGACACGCTGACCTATGGTGGCGTCATTTCCGCTGTTGCGCAGATAGCATGCCAGTATGTGAAGATGTCTCCAGTTGGTGCGCTTGTCTTCGGATGGTATGCAGAAGGACCTCTTCTGACAGAGGGAATTATCGTTGCAGATGACAACACTCCCATACTTACATCGGACAGGACATACATCACTGGAACGTTTCCTGCGACTCAGCAGGACTACCTTGACGGCAATATCTGGAATGCCAATGTGCATCGTGTTGCTGAGATCAGTCGTGAGAACATTGCTGCAGATGATGTGGTCATCACTGGTGTGAGGATTACATATCCCGGAGAAGAAACCGACCAAGAGATCCTTTTCGGTGATGAAGGTTATGTGCTTGGAATCGTCAACAATCCTCTGATCGTTGCTGACTCCGCAGCGACCATCGCACAGATGATGGGAGAGGCATTGATAGGGCTTACGTTCAGACCGATGGAACTATCCATCTTGTCAGATCCTACCATTGAGACGGGAGACAGGGCCTACGTTATAGACATCCGAAACAGGGTGTATGTCACCTACATCAATAACCTTACCTTTACTGCAGGAGCATATGAGGCTGTTTCCTGCGAGGCTGAGACGCCGGTCCGCAATAACATGCGGAACCTTTCGGCACAGACTCAGACTTATCAGAAACTCAGACAGAGCATCCAGTCCAATGCCTACGAGATACAGAACGTCTACTCGGATCTCTCCCAGCAGATACAAGGCATCACTGGTGACTATGTTTCTACGGAAGACTTCAATGAGTTCCAGTCGGACATGAACACGCAACTGGATGACATTCGCTCTCAGATAACAGGAAGCATCGAACAGTGGTTTGGAGCATACGTTCCGACAGACAGTAATGTACCCGCTTCCAACTGGACAACAGAGGCCTTAAAGGAAGAGCATCAGGGTGACCTGTTCTTTGACACGACCACAGGCTACTCCTACAGATGGCTGAATGTTAACTCTGCTTGGCAGTGGGTAATGGTTTCCGATACGGATGTTCAGACGGCCATAGCCCAGTCAAATGAGGCTATCACGCTTGCCAATGTTAAGCGCAGGTGCTTTACTTCTCAGCCCGTTCCACCCTACGACAAGGGTGACATTTGGATGCAAGGTCCGAATGGTGACATCCTTGTCTGCACATACGGATCCGGCAGACAGAGCGGTGCGTCCTTCGTGGAGACTGACTGGGAGAAGTACAACAAATACACAGACAACACGGTCGCAGACCAGGCTCTTAACCTTGCTCAGAACCACACTCACAGCGAGTATGCTCTGACAAATCACACGCACAGCCAGTATGCTCCTAGCAACTACGTTCCGACCAATGTTAATACCTACAACAATGGTTCAAGGCGTGGCATCGGTACGGGTGCTGACAACGGTGAGAGGGTCTCAGTGATCAGGACAAGCGACACTGTTGGCCGCCTTGTTGTTAATGGCCAGTTCTCCGGCACGACATACGCCAACTACTTCACGGCTATGACTTCCTCTGATAAACGTCTGAAGAAGAACATCGGAAACACGGAAGTCAAAGACGCTCTCAAGGTCATAGGTCAGATGCATCTGCACTCCTTTGACTGGATAGACGGCAGACATCAGAAGATTGGATTTATCGCTGATGAACTGGAGCAGATAGATGACTCCATGGCTGTAGGTGGTGGGTATGACAAAGACGGAACTATGATTGCCAAGTCTGTGGAAGTGCTGCCATTGATCGCCTACCTAACCAAAGGTATCCAAGAACTGTCGGCGCAAGTGCAGGAACTGACAGAGCAGGTCATTCGCTTGGAATGTGAACTTGCAGATAAATAAGAAAGGAGATGCGGAACATGGCCGAAGTCACAGGACAGCGAATAGTCAGTTTTGCTGAGAGTACATCTCCTGGCACTCTCGACTATCTCGCTACAGATAATGCAACGAATGGCAACAGGAAGGTCAGTTACCTTACCCTTTCTGAAAAGATACTGGATAAACTCAGCACGAAGACATTTAGCCTTGACGGCAGCAATAAGACGGTGCTTGAAGCACTGGCTGAACTGTACCAGGCTGATGATGTTCTGAATGCAAGGATTGACAACATCATCACTCCAAGCGGACAGGCTTCACTGTCAGAGTTAATTGATGTGCGGACAAACTGGCTTGGACAGACATTTGGAAGTGCAGGAGAAGCCGTTAGGGTATCCGACAAACTGAATGGCGGTTACTTGCCGTTTGGGTATACATCTGAGGTGGAAAGAACAGAGCCGCAGGTGACAATATCCGCTGGGTTTATCGATGTGCAGCATTACAAAGGTGGCAGGATTATAGTTGCCACTGTCGCTGGAGCATCGCTCGTGCCGTACAGTGGCCAGTCATCAGCAATTGGCTTAAACAATTCTCCGACAATGGATGGCGGTTTCTTCTTGGAGCATGATGATAAACCAGGTGCAACACATCCTATCAGTCAATATCTTGACAATTATCACGAAGAGACATTAGAGGTCTATGTCGCTAACACCATCTCAAAACTTCTCGTAAGTTTTAGCATTCCTGAAGATTTCGAATACAGATACATTGGGATCGGATATATCTCTGACAGCAGTATATCTGGCGTGGACCTTAACTATTTCTATCCGTATGGGGCGAAGAGTGGTATCAGTTTGAAGTTCGTGGACACTAACAGTGATGGAAACATAGAGATCTCGTAAGGAGGAAGACATGCTGAGTTACAGAATTATCGACCAGGTGCTTGACCACACCGGAACAATGCAGCGGAAGATTGACGGCACGTGCCTTTCGACTGACACGAAGCCGACAAATGTGGAGAACGGATCTCAGCTCGTTGAGATGGATACCGGCCTTGTCTACTTCTTCGATGAAGAGAACGTGCGCTGGATCCAGTTTGCGTGAGGAGGTGACCTGCCTTGTTAGATATCGTTTCATATCTCATCGGAAAGAGTAAAGGAGCGTCAAACGTAACCATCGATGGAGAGGGCGTCACGTATACCGATGCTCAGAGTGATGGGAACATCGTGATAACGGAGGTGAGTGAATAATGGCAACAAAACCATTACAGACGATCAAGTTCCCTGGGCTTGATGACACATACACTGTTCCGCAGGTTGACAGTACGCTTCAGGTCACTGGTGCTGCTGCGGATGCGAAGAAAACTGGTGACGAAATTGGTCAACTAAATGAGCGTTTGTCTAATGACTTTGCTAATATTGACAACGGCTATATGTCCCTTTCGGCTTATGGTCAATTCCAAAATGGTGCACTTTACTATGCAACTGGTGAACCTGTTAGCGGTTATGATTACAGAGTGTGCAGTAAAAACATTATTACTGTTCCTCATAAGTTTACGCTTAAAGCAAAAACTGGTTTTAAGTTCGCTATTCTCTATTACAACAATGGTGTATATACTAACAATTCCGAGCAGAATTTGACGGAAAAAATCATCAACGAAAATCAGCAGTTCAAACTTACTATATTCAGAACAACAGAAGATACATCTGAAAAAGCAAACGTGGAAACTTTTGTTAGTTCGCTTATATTCTCAACTGTTGTTAACGAAAATGTAGAATTCAATAGCCAGTATAGAACTGCAAACTGTTTATCAACTAATGAGTTCAATCTTGTGCGTGGTGGAATTGCATCAGACGGAACAGAAACAAATACAGATGCGGCTAAAAATATAAGATTGAGAACTGATTTTATCCGAGTGTTTGCCGGGGATGTTGTCAAACCTAATCTTAACTTGACATCAATCTGTTATTACTCCTTAACTAAAGCATATATTGATGTATCGGGATGGCTAAGTGATAATGCTACTATCCAATCAGACGGTTACATTCGAATTGTGTTGAGGAAAAATACGTCCGATGGTACTATTCTTGATGCTGATATTGATACATTAGGTGCATCAACATTTATCATTCCTAGCTATTTTATTCTTAGAAATACCTATGATATCGTAATGAACGATGTTATAGGAAACACTGATTTCAGAGAAATAAACTGCTTAACTGCTAATAGTTTCAATCTTGTTCGTGGTGGTATTGCTTCTGATGGGTCGGAAGTTAATACAGATGGAGCTAAAAATATCAGACTTAGAACTGATTATATCAGAGTTTTTCCAGGTGATATAATTAAGGTAAATCCAAACTTAACCAGTTTGGTTATATATAATCAATCTAAAGTTTTTGTTTCACTTACTGGTTGGACAAGTTCTGATTATACTGTTGTTTCTGATGGTTTCATTAGAATACTTCTTAGGAAAAACACTTCAGATGGTGTTATTTCAGATGCAGACATTACGACACTTGGAGCACTTGTCTTTGTGTATCCTAATTTGTTTGCACTCCGCAATTATACACCCGATGAAACTCTTTATTCCTATACAGGAGAAACGATTAACCTTAATCCGCATGGAATAAACGTACTTAGTCCCAAGTGGGCATTCACTGAACCAAACCCCATTGGTGATTACAGATACGGAAGAAACGGAAGTGATATTTATAATGGTAAACTTGTAAAATGTTATTCACCTAATCCGAATACCCCAGTTTCGGCAAGAATTGGTATATTTGACCTTGCAACAGGTTCACAGGTTGGCGATTACTACGAGTTAAATATCGATCATGGAAACGCTATGCAGTTTACTGATGTTTTTGACAGTATTGGAGATAGTTTTCCATTGGCCTATATTTCCGAATATAGGTCAGTAACCGACGCCTCTTCTGATTGCTATATCTCACTTTGCAAAATCGGTGATGCATCGGGTTCTATTATTAAAACGTACAAACTTCCGACTAATCAGTGCGGTTACTTTGGCGAAGGTGTTTATGACAAATACAGCAATAAACTGTATTGCCTTGGATATTCTCAGCAGTCAGCTACAGATGGAACAAACAATCATTCTATAGCCAGTGTGTGGGATTTGAGCACAGAAACAGCAAATGAGGACGGAACTTATACTCCAACATTTGAAAAATCATTTGATCTTGAATTTATCAATACCGACCAGGATATGAAGTGGTTTAATGGTAAATTGTATGTCGTTTCTAGTAACCCGGCTACACCTAACACAACTATTTATGGTATTGACTTTGGTAAAGAAACAATAGTCACAGTGATTGGTGATTTACCAACAGCACTTAAAAACTATGAATGTGAGGACTTGATTTTCTACAAAACAGACACTGGTTATAAAATGTATATTGGAGCATATTTCAGCGGTTTGTATGAAATCATAATCTAAGCAAACAAAGACCCATTTAAGTTAGTCCACTAAATACATGGCATGAAGGAGAACTATAAACGTGTTAATTACATTACTAGCTGTTGACATTATTATCAGCGTTGTTAGGATAATATCTAATAGGCGAACGTTGAAGGAAATTAACAACATGATTTCTGAATTGCGGGAACTGATTTAAAGCACACTTTAATTTAGGTAACTAAATACTTTGTTTAGAGGACAAATGTCGTAAAATAAATCTAGACCCGTGTAGGCCTTTCATGTTATACTGAGACCCAACAACATAAAGAAGGAGTCGGGTTCCTTCCGACCAAAGAATTCACTCGACTCCAGCATCCACTAGGGACAGGTACAGTATAGCATGTCCTCTGTTCTTAGTGCAATAGAACGGAGGTTTTTTTATGGCAAATGGGTTTGTGGACGGATTCTGCCTGCGACTGGCCAACCAGTTTTCACAGGGACAGATTAGGACAATCAGAGAGCAACTGGAAATCTATTCCATGGGCTTCACTATCACTCAGATGGAGACGGGATCTGTGGCCGTGGATTATGAACTTCCAAAAGAACTGGCGGTCTTCCTGGAAGTCAAGAGACAGGATGGAAGAATGAACAATCGGTCGTACGATCAGTATTATAGTTGCCTGACAAAGCTGCTGTACGACCTGCGTCTTCCTCTGCGCAGCATCACGGTAAATCATCTTCGCATGCACATTGCTGGGATCAGCATAAATAAGCGAACAGGTAAACCTTTATCACAAACTACGCTTGACCAGCGGAAGAGTATCATACGGTCCTTCTTTAGATGGCTTTACGAAGAGGAGTACATAGAAAGCGATCCTTCCACAAGGATAAAGCCGGTCAGAGCAGCATATAAACCGAGAGAGGCTTATGCTGATACACAGATTGAAGCGATCAGAGATTCCTGCAAGAATGACAGGGACCGAGCGATTGTGGACCTGCTGTCTGCTTCTGGAATTCGAGTGGAGGAGTGCTGCCGCCTTGATCGGTCTGACATAGACCTGGAAAAGCGTGAGATTAAAGTCTTTGGCAAAGGCCATAAATATCGTACATCCTTCATTGACGCCAGAACAGTTGTTTCTGTTGAAAAATATCTCAAGAGCAGAGATGACAATGAGGCTCCTCTATTCGTCTCAATCAGACGGCCACATAAGAGGCTTAACACTGGTGCAATCAGAAGGATGCTTGAACGACTGGAACCTGAGTCCGGTGTAGATAACATAATTCCGCATCGCTTCAGACACACGACAGCAACGACAGCAATATCAAATGGCATGCCGGTGGAAAGCGTGCAGGCGATGCTTGGGCATTCTCTGATAAACACGACCATGCGGTACGCACATGTTTCGTATGATAAGGTTAAACGTGACCATGATACATACATGAGGCAGTGACACTTATAGGCTGGAAGCATCCGACAAGGGTGCTTCTTTTTTTACATAATTAAACAAGGAGGGCATGTCCAATGGTATCAATTATCACGCTCATCGCATCGGTAGTTGTTGCTATCATCGGCAGCAATGGTCTGTGGGCATTCATTCAGTACAAAACAGACAAGAAGGACAAGCAATCTGAGAAGATGGACAGTATCGTGGAGAGCATATCAAAACTGTCCGAGAAGATTGACAATAACCAGGCTGTGCTGGCCAGAACCCATATACTTCGTTTCGATGACGAGCTGATGAATGGAATGGATCATTCTCAGGAATATTTCAGACAGCAATTGGACGATATTGACACATACGAGAAGTACTGTGATGGTCACCCAGCATTCCGTAACTCTTATGCCGTCTCAGCGATCAAACACATCAGAGATACCTACCAGCAGTTACTGGAGAAACATGAATTCAAACATTGATACCATAAACGCAAACATTGATACCAAGGAGGACAAAGCATGAGCAATAAGACTTACGACACTCTCAAGGTTGTAGCACTGGTTCTTACCCCAATCCTTGCTTTTCTTGCGTCCCTCGTGAACATCTGGGGCATCCCGTATGGGGAGCAGATTGTTGCGACCTTGACCGCCCTGGACACCTTGATCGGTGCTGTGGTGGTCGTTGCCAACAAGGCATACAAACCACCGGAGGAGCCTGCGGAGAGTGAGGAGCAGTAAATCTAGCCTATATGGCATTTATATCGGATTTGTGGGAGAGTGTAATACTCTCCCTTTTTTTATATGGAGGTAACCTATGGGATATAAAATTATCAATAAGGTTTCCAGTAAATATGTCCCAAAATGGGGCAACACGCATCAGTACATTGCAATCCATTATCTTGGAGTGGATGGCCAAAATTATGAATTAGCATCAGATGGCACTGGCGCTCACTATACCATTTATTGGGATGGGACCATCTATCAGAGATGTAGCCATGACGCTATCGTTTGGGCTGTAGGCACTGCTGGCGTATACACGCAGAAGCATCCGTATGCCCGGAATGCAAATACTATCTCCATTGAGATGTGCTGTCACTGTGATGGGGACAAGTCTTCTGCGGAAGATCCCAAATGGTACTTTACCAAGGAGACGCAGGAAGCCTGCGTGTGGCTCGTTAAGAAACTGATGAAGGAGTTGAACATTCCTGCGGATCATGTCCTTCGCCATTACGATATCGTCAGCAAGACCTGTCCTGCCCCTTATGTCCACAACAATGGATACAAGGGTACATGGACCTGGAACCAGTTCCTTGCAAGGATTACCGAGGACCTGCCCATCCTGTACAGAGTGAGAGCATCTTGGGATGATGCCAAGTCTCAGACCGGCGCCTATGAAGACTTGCAGAATGCCAAGGACGATGCTGATGACCATCCTGGATACTCCGTCTACGATCAGAACGGTAAGGCTGTCTATACCAGTGTTACGAAAGGAACTCAGGCCAAGAGCCTTAATGGGCTGTCGGAGGCCGACAAGGTAAAGAAGATCGCTCCGCTGTACCAGGCTGTCGCAAAAGATACCGGCATGCTCGCATCTGTCGGACTGGCTCAGTTTTGTCTGGAGTCTTTCTTTGGGACCACAGACCTTGCACAGGAGGCTAACAATCTTCATGGGATGAAATGCTCCTTATCTAATAACACATGGCCTAACAGCACATGGAACGGCAAGAGTAAGTACGGCAAGGTGACCAAGGAGCAGGACAAGGACGGCAACGAGTACAAGGAGTACGCTTACTTTCGTAAGTATCCTTGCATCGAAGACAGCATCAGAGACAGAGCTGCTTACTTCCTTGGAGCCATGAATGGAACCAAGAAGAGATATCCTGGCATTGGAAACCTTAAGACTGCTGAGGAGCAGATTAAGGCCATCAAGGCAGGCGGTTATGCGACCGATGTTAAATATGTAGATAAACTCATGAACCTCGTGCAGCGGTTCAATCTCACGCAGTATGACCAGCCAGTCGAATGGTATCGAGTCGCTGAGTCCTTCAAGAACGGAAAATATATCGGTCAGATTGGAGCCTACGAAAAGAAGGATGGTGCTATCGCTAGAGCGAAGGAAAGAGGTCTCTGTGCATTTGATCCGGCTGGGAAACAGATATATCCTGAGCCTAGCACTGCCTTGACAGATAGGTATGTGGTGCGGAGAAGATGGTCAGAAGAGAAGTACCAACTGGGCAAGTTCCATGACTTGAAGAATGCCAAGAGACTTGCGAAGGCCACATGGGGATACAGAGTCTATGATCTCGAAAATCCCGGCAAGGCCATCTACACTCCAAGACTGACAAGGGCGCAGAAGTTGTGCGCTGCATTTGTCAGACTGAACCAGTGGCTTGTCGATGACATCGCAGATGGGGTTGATTGGAGATACTACAATTCCAAGTACATCTCCGAATCGACATTCTGGAAGACCCGTAAAGCCCACAAATATTATACCAACTGTATGGGTGGCGTAGCATTTGCGATGAAGGAATCCGGCCTGCCTGCATCTGCCTGCTCTTGGTACGGTCAGAAGGGTGGTGGCATCCGCTTCCTCAACGACCATGCTATGGCCGACCTTCTTAAATATGCGGCTCTGATTAAAATAGGAAACAAGACTCCTGCTCAGTTGGAAGCAGCCGGCATGTTATGCCCTGGAGATATCCTTACCTTCGTAGCACTGAACCATACCTGTGGCTACCTTGGCAATGGATTGTCCTATGACTCCGGTCACGCTTACTGCATTGAGAAGGGTGAGGGCGCTCATTTCGTCAAATGGATTGGTCCGCTGTCCTGGGCGAACTACAAGGTCGGTTATATCATCCGTCTGAGAGACTGACCGCATGTCATGTCGTGTCATGTTTGTGTCATGTAGGCCATCATAAAGTCTTGTTTTAGGCCATAAAATGTTAGAGTGAAAAATAACATGTTGTAGAAAAAACGACGTAAAATAGGCACTTTCTCGGAAATGGCCTAAAATTCAATATTGCCAAAATTGCTTTAAAACAGTTTCAAGTCCTGTTACCCGCACGCTAAAGGGGCCTAATTTATAGGCCCCTTATTATTTCGTGTCATGTTTCGTGTCATGCTTTGAATCGTGCAGGTTTTTGAAGTGTTCATTCACCTTGTTATTCATCTCTTTACTCTTATCTTCCAATGCATGTCTATAGACCTGTTTTAGCACCCCATCATTCTGCCATCCACCTCTTTGCATGATATAGGCGTCAGGCACTCCGAGTGCATGCTGGATCGATGCTGAGTAATGCCGGAGGTCATGGAAGCGAAAGTGTGGTAGTCCTGCCTTCGTGAGTAGGTCAGCAAAATGATCCGAAATCTGCGAAGGTTTCATGCCGACCACCTGCCCTGTCCGATTCTTCCATCGTTCTGCGACAAAGTCAGGATATTCGATGTACCTATCACCTGCGTAGGACTTGGGCTTCTTTATCACCCATTCGTTGTCTTTGTTCAGAACCATATTCTCGCACACATGAACTATGTTGCCGGAGATGTTCTCATCACGAAGCGCACAGATCTCTCCCCGCCTCATAGGACCAAAAGCAGCCAGCAAGATCGGAAGTTCCATCGCCGTCCCTTCAACATATACCATCAGACGCTTTATTTCGCCTTCTGTGGGGATGTAGAGATTAGGTGGATACTTCCTTGGCAGGACAGTGTGCAAAGCGAAATTGGGACGAAATAGGCCAATCACGGTGGTGATAAAGCCATGAACGTTTCTGATAGTTTTAGGAGACAGTCCATCGGATGCCAGTTCGTTTACCAGGTTCTGTATCTCTTCCTGGGTAATTCTCGATATCTTTGTGTCGGATATGTCTTCAAGATACCTGTTCTTATACCCACTATACTCTCTGACAGTGCTGGCAGACAGGACAGGCGTTCTCTGACTGATGAACTTATCGATGCATTCGCCGAATGTCAAGTCATCAATACCAATGTTATCGGACCGATCATATTTCTTCGCAGCCTTCTCGGCTTCTCTTTGTGTGCGACCAGTGAAGGATTTGTAGTGTTGCTTACCTTTAGAGTCTGTATAGTCGTACACTCTCACTCGCCAACTTCCAGATGGCAGTTGTTTGGCAGTTGCCACAACATCACCCCGCTTTCACGACCACATAGTAATTCGCATCCCGTCTATGCGCTTCTGCTTCGATCTCATCGGCGGTCGCATCCTTGTCGAAGTCACCTTCCACTATATGCCCTATCGCATGCAGAAATGACTCCAGGAGCGTCTCATAGTTATAGGACGCATTTAACTTTATTGTGTAAGAGCCGTCAGAATTTCTCCATATATGTTCCGGCATTCCGACCGGCATGTCATCAGCTACTACTACGTTGACTGTTTCGCCGTTGACTGTATAAATCATTCTCACTCCTCTGGATGTTCAAGTTTGTACTGCGCCTTGATGAAGTCCATGTATGTCTTAAATTTTTTCGGATCCATTGTCTGCTTCATGTGGAACAGAGATTTCATGTCTGGGTCCGTAAACATTTCATGAGCGACACGGGCAGTCTCATCATTGAAGTAGTAGCCACCGAGCTGCTTGTCGATTTTCTCCTTCAATCTTTCATACTCTTCCTTCGGGACGAGGTTGTACTCATTTCTGCCCATCAAGAAGTCCACGCTTACTCCGAAGAAGTTGGCGATAAGCTGTGCATTCTTCGCACTCAGCATATTATTCCGGCTCTTCCAATTGGACATCGTTGACTGCCGTATGCCGGTAGCACGGCACACATCTGCTACGGTCAGACCTTTTTCCCTTAAAAGCATTTCAAAAATACTGTACATATTACCACCCATAAAATTATGCATTATTCACAAACTTCCAAAATGTGTAGTTATCCTATTGACTACCAAAATGTGAAGTGGTAATATCATCTCAGCGTTGAACTTCACAAAATGGTAACGAACTACTACACGCATCGGGAGTGCTGTGTAATAAGAAGATATCACAAATGTGAAGAGTATTCAATAATGAAGGAGGTGAAAAAGTGTACGAAAAATTCCAGGCGCTTTTGGCAAAAAGTGGCAAGACATCTGCTCAGGTCTCTCGTGAAACGGGTATCCCGCAGAACGTTCTCAGCTACTGGAAGTCTGGCAGGAGCCAGCCGAAAGTAGACAAGCTGATAATCTTGTCGAAATACTTCGGGGTTCCGCTTGAATACTTCCTGGATTTGAAGGAAGGAGAGAACGATGCCGAGAGTTAAATCCTTTAATAAGGATGCCGACAACGAAGCGGACATCTACGAATGGATCCGTATTGGAGCGTCTCTGAAGAAATGGACAATTGAAGGCCTAGCCAAGAAGGTTGGAATGTCACCAAGCACGCTGAGTTACCGACTGCAACATCCCGGAACGCTGCGGATGTCAGAGTTCTGGGCAATCGAAAGAGTCATAGGAAGTTTGGCAGACTTCCTACGGATAAAGGAGGGAACAAAATGCTAAGACAGGAACTGGCAGAAATGCCGATGGATAAGGGGTTCTACACTGATAGTGGGTACAAACTCCTGCACGCAACTGGCTACGAGCAGTTCAGTACCGCCGCCGGTGAATGGTGGAATGAGTACCTGGATGATGAGACTGGCGAGATCTATCTGGGGAGATAGGTTGGTCGGAAAGGGGTTTCGCAATGCGGGAGTACGCAGCAATCGCCACAGGAACTGTCGCAACGATGATTTCATCGGACATCCTGTGGAACACAACTTCAAAACCGATAGAGGGAGTTGTCTTTATGGCACTGCTTATCGGATTGCTCGTGGCTATAGGCTTCATCGCCTTGACGGAGATGTTCGAAAGACAAAAGAAGGATCCGGTCAAAGAGAAGCGGTCAAGAAGTCAGTTTGTAACACTGGAGAATGGGCTGTCCGTCCTTGTCCAGAGATCTTCAAAGGGGGCGTGATGAAAGCAAAACTAATCGCCAGCATCGCCTTGATTGGCATCCTGGCAAGCAACACACATGCGGAGTACGTGACAGCGCCGGAAGGGTTGCGACTCAGATCAGCACCATCTCTGGAAGCAGAAGTGATAGATGTGCTTCCATTTGCGACACGGGTGGACGGAAAGGCCAAGGATGGATGGCTGAAGACAGAAGCCGGATATCTCAGCACTGAGTATCTGTCCAGGGAAAACCCCTTGGACGCCTACACACCGCTCGGTAACTGGCGCATAACAGCCTATTTCGAGACTGGACTCGACACGGCATCTGGAACTTACCCAGAAGAGCATGTGACGGCAGCTCATAATTCATTGCCGTTTGGAACTGAACTTTACATCGCCGGATACGGCTTTTGGACGGTTCAAGACCGAGGACCTGGATCGATGGGGACCGAGTGGATGGACATCTACTTAGGTGACTATGGTGCATGAGTACAGTTTGGCGAGACGTACGCTGAGGTGTATTTGGTGCAAAAAGAAACGCCCTGATGGATGGCGGTCCTAACAGGGCAAGAGATAGAGAATTTTCGTAATGTCTCTATCTCCATATTACTACTTGTTTCTATAAATTTCAA